AAAAATTTATATTACAAATTTACAGGAACTTTAACTGGAAACAGAGTTGTTACTATGCCCGACTCTGCAGAAAGAGTTTTTATTGTAGAAGATGCAACAGCTAGATCTTCATCTAATTATACATTAACAGTTAAAACAGTTTCAGGAACAGGGGTGACTATTCCAGTAGGAGCTAAAATAATTTTATATTCTGATGGAACTAACATTAGTTCAGGACCTATTACAAAAGGTTATTATACAATACCCGGTGCTTATACAGCAGTTAATGGTGATCAATTATTAATTAATACTTCAGGAAGTGGTATTGGTACAGGAGTTACAGTAACATTACCAGCTTCACCTGCAATAGGAAATGAAGTTACCTTTATAGATAGTGGAAATAGTTTTGGATCAAACAACTTAACTATCAATAGAAATAGTCAACCTATTTTAGGTAATGCCGGTAATTTAGTATTATCCACAAATGGAGCTGCATTTACTTTAGTATATGTAAACGCTACAAGAGGCTGGATATACAAAGATAACATATAGGACCACGGACCATGGCTCTAATTGACTTTAAAGTCTTACCTGGAATTGATAAGCAAGACACTGAATCCGGTGCAGAAAATAGATGGGTCGATTGTGATAACACAAGATTTAGATATGGACTACCTGAAAAAGTTGGAGGTTGGTCTTCTTTAGTTTCAGATACTATAGTTAGTGTTGCAAGACGTCAGTTTGCTTTTGTTGATTTAGCGGGAAATAGATATATAGCAATTGGTACAGATAAATTTTTACTTTTATATTTTGAAGGACAACTTCATGATATTACTCCTGTAAAATCTACGATTGGAAGTGTTACAATGTCTGCTGTAGATGCATCACAAGAAGTATCTTTAACTTTTTCTTCAGCACATAATTTACAATCAGGTGATATTATTTTATTAGATAATGTAAGTGTTCCTCCTGGTATAGGTTTAACAAATGCTGCATTTGAAGATAAATTATTTCAAGTTACAAAAGTTACTTCATCTTTAATTGCAATTGTAACTGGAACACAAACTACAACTGGCGCTGCAGGTGGTGGAGCCTGTGATATAATTCCTTATGAAACAGTTGGTCCTGCTGCACAATCTTATGGTTATGGTTGGGGTATATCAGAATGGAATGGAGTAGTTTCTACTGCTACACAAACTACATTAAATGGAACACTAGGGGATAACACTAATGGTACTTCAGGATCTAATATAGCTTTAACATCTACTGCAGGTTTTCCTACAACAGGAAGAGTGCAAATTGATGAAGAATTAATTTCTTATACAGGTATATCAACAAATAATTTAACAGGTATTACAAGAGCCGTAAACGGTTCAATACGAGCTACACACTCAAGTGGTGCAATTGTAACTAACGCTGCAGATTTTGTTGATTGGGGAGAAGCTGCTTCAGCATCTGAAGTATCTCTTGAACCAGGTTTATGGTCGTTAAGTAATTTTGGTCAAGTATTGGTTGCAACAATTGCAAATGGTAAAACATTTACATGGAACGCTGGAGATGCTGCAAGATTAACAACACGTGCATCAACTACTACATCAGGATTTTCTACATCAGCTAATCCAACAGCAACAAGAGTTACATTAGTATCTCCTACAACACGTCACTTAATTCATCTTGGAACCGAAACAACTATTGGAAATACATCAACACAAGATGATATGTTTATAAGATTTTCGGATCAAGAAGATATAAATGATTACACACCAACAGCAATTAATACTGCTGGATCACAAAGATTACAAGACGGTACAAAAATTATGGGTTCATTAAAAGCAAAAGAAGCTATTTTAATTTGGACAGATAATGCGTTGTATACAATGAAATTTATTGGTGCACCTTTTACTTTTGGTTTTGAACAAGTTGGTACTAACTGTGGATTAATAGGTAAAAATGCAGTTATTGAAATTGATGGTGCTGCGTTTTGGATGAGTCCCAATGGTTTCTTTATGTTTGATGGTACGGTTAAATCATTACCATGTTCTGTTGAAGATTATGTTTATGACCAAGCGGACACAACTAAAGGTCAACAAGTATGTGCGGGTTTAAATAATCAATTTACAGAAGTTGTTTGGTACTATCCGTCAACTAATTCTACTTACAATGATCAATATGTTGTATTTAATTACGGAGAACAAATAAGAGGTGGTGTTTGGTATATTGGTACAGAAGCTAGAACTTCTTGGATTGATGCAACAGTTTATCCAAAACCATTTGGAACTAAATTAAATGCTTCAGCATCAGGTAGTTTTCCTGAAGTTATTGGTGAAGATGGTTTAGGTCAAACTACTTTATTTGAACACGAAGTAGGTACAGATCAAGTTAATGCAGATGGTAGTACAACAACAGTTACATCGTTTGTAAAATCATATGATTTTGATTTACAATCCAGACAAAAAGGTTCTCCCCCTGTTGCAGGTGAAACATTTTTAGCTATGAGAAGATTTGTTCCTGACTTTAAAGATTTACAAGGAAATGCAAAAGTAACACTTGCTGTTAAACGTTATCCTCAACAATCGGAAACAACAACAGCACTTAGTCCGTTTACAATAAACTCTAGCACTGATAAAAAAGATACAAGAGCAAGAGGAAGATTTGTTAATATAAAAATAGAAAATACTAATGTTAGTGAGTCTTGGAGATTTGGAACTTTAAGAATAGATGTGCAACCGGATGGACGTAGATAATGGCTAAAGTAGTAGTAAGATTACCAGAACCAAAAGAACAATATGATTTTTCTAACCAAAAACAAATCAACAGAGCAATTTCTTTAATTGTGGAACAATTAAATTCTACATTTTTAAACGAACAAAAACAAGATCAAGAAAGGTTTGCGTGGTTTAATGGCTAACATATATACAAATGCAAAAGTAGATCTGACTACTACATCGGAAACAGTTTTATATACAACACCTAGTAATTCTAGAGCGATTGTAAAATCTTTATTGGTATCAAATGATGCTGGAAGTGCAGCAACAATAACAGTAACATTAACTAATGCAGCGAGTGCTGTATTTAGTTTATTTAAAGTTAAATCAATAGCTTCAAATACTACTGAACAATTACTTACAGAACCTTTGATATTATTGGAAAGTGAGATATTGAAAGTTACTGCATCTGATGCTAATGAGTTACATGTAGTAGCATCATTATTAGAAATTAACAGAGACTAAGGAGAAAATATGGCGTTTAAAGAAGAAGGAGAAGTTACATACACAATAATAGATGGTAAGAAAGTACCAGTTGTAAAGTGTGAAACAGAAATAGTATTAAGAAATACTAAGACAAATAAAGAGTATAATTCAGATAAGGAAGCAGAGGATGATATTGCAAACCCATCTACTGATACTAAAAAAGAAGATGTTACACGATCTTTAAAGATAAAAGTAGCTGCAATGCCACCACTTGGTGCTGCATCTGATGATGAATAATATTGTAAACTAAGGTAAATTTATATAAAATAGAACAATGGCAATTACAAACGCACAACAAGCTAGACAACTTTATAAAAACGGTAAACGTGTCGGATTAAGAGGTGGTGGTGCTGATATGGGAGGCACTGGTAGTAGTACAGGATCATCCGGCCCAGCAGGAGGTGCATCATCAGGTGGAAATTATGGTGGTAATAGCAATACCGGTGGCAATAATAATGGTGGTAACAATAACAATAATGGTGGTAACAATAACAACTACGAAGATAGAATTCAAAGACAGCAAAGAGAAAAAAAAGAAAGAGAAGCTAGACAGTTAAAAGAAAAACAAAGAATTGAAGCTGAACAGGCTAAAAAAGATAAAATAGCTAAACAGTTAGCAGAGAAAAAAAGAATTGAAGCTGAAATAGCTAGAAAAGATAAAATAGCTGCACAGTTAAAAGAGAAGAAAAGAATTGAAGCTGAACAGGCTAGAAAAGAAAAATTAGCTAAAGAAAAAGCTGCTAAAGAAAAATTAGCTAAAGAAAAAGAAGAAGAAGAAAAAAAGAAAGCTAAAGAACTTTCTGATTTAGGTAAAAATAAAACTACTAAATTCGGAACTGTTGTAGGACCAACTGCAAAAAGCACCCTTGATAAATTTAAAGCAAATAGGTATTTTGATGAAAGACTAGGTTACGTAGATGAGTTTGGAAATCCAATAGGCAATACACTTAATGCAACATTAGCTAGTCTTAGCACTCCTACAAAAACTACAGATGGAATAACTTCAGTTGTAGGAGGAGATATAACAGATGATATTAGAGAACAATATGGGGTTTTAAGATCTACTACTCCTAAAGATAAAGAAGTAAATATTAGTGACGCATTAACTGGAGCATTAGACAGACCTTTGGATAAAAGTAGTGATCTTCAAACTGCTATAAACGATTTTCAAACAGGGAGATATAATGCAGATTTAGATGATTTAATGCCAGGGGATGAATTTACACCAAAATTAGATGTTGATTTAAACAAAAGAGAAAAAGCACTTCAAGAATTTTTAGATAGAAGAAATGAGGTTAAAACATTTGGTTTAAGTTCGTTGTTTAAAGGACCTTTACAAAAATTTTCTGATTTTAACGCATCAAAAAATAGAAAATTTTTTGAAGATGTAATTAGAGCAGGAAAAATACCTAATTTAAGTTTTGATATGACTGCAGATAAATTTGAAGATGCATATCAAAGTTATATGGCAGATAGATTAGCAGGTAAAACAGATGCTTATGGTAACCCTTCAAGTGGTTACTCTAGAGATGCAAGTGGAAATATTATAGGAACTGGTAATGACGGCGGTAATAACCAACCACCAATTGTTGAAACAGTGAAAGAAGAAACTGAAGAAGAGGAAGTAAACCCTAGAGATTACACAGGACTAGGTGCAAGATTCATGGGCTCTCAATTTGATTTTAGTGGTCTAGCTGATGGTGGAATAGCAAGAGCAGGATACATGGACGGTGGTATGCCGGAGTATCAAGGTGGGATCATGGACCTTGAAACAGGAAGACAACAATATTTTTTAGGAAAATTAGTTAAGAAGGCAACAAGAGCTGTTAAGAAAGTTGTTAAGTCTCCAATAGGTAAAGCAGCATTATTATATTTTGGTGGAGGAGCACTTGGTAATCTTGCAGGAGGATCTGGTTTAGGTGGAATGTTTAGAGGAGCTATGACTCCTAGTAAATTTCTTGCAAGAAGTAAGTTATCAAATATTTTTACTAAAGGTGGTGCAAAAAATATTTTATTTGGTGGTCAAAAACTTATGGGCAATCCTGCAAAAAATAATTTTGTAGATTTTTCAGGTATCTTAGGATCTGGTGGTAAGTTTTCAATCGGTAAAGCTCTTGGATTAGGTTTAGGTATTCCAACAGCTATGGAATTAATGGGTGTAGGTAAAGAAGAAGATCAATCATTAGATCTTGGTCCAGGAATAAATGTAGCTGCCATTAGAGCAAACCCTTATAAATATTTAGCGCCTAGATTTGTAGGAACTCAGTACGCTGCGGATGGTGGTAGAATGGGTTATGCAGAAGGATCTAAAGAACCAGTTGCAAAAGAGACTATGCCTCTATTAGACATGGATGGTATGGAAAAAGATTACAGAGAAGATGGCG